TGGAAGGGGTAGAATGGATATATGATGTTGCTTCTTCTTCATGGACTTCAGCGCAAGCTTTTGACCAAATCGAAGAAGAAATTAGAGATACCGCAAGAGTATCTACGAAGGAGCTAGAGGTGAAAGCTGCCGCTCTATTTGAAAGGTTTGTAAGGTCTTTGCGCTAAAAGCGTAACACATGATTTTTATAAATAATACTAAATGAACACACTACTTATAAAAGGAGAAGTCAAAATGAGTGAAGAACTAGAAAAGAATCTAGACCTAGATGAAGCGAAAGCTACGGGCGAAGATTCTGTTGCAGCCGATGCTGTTACTCCCACAGGTGGTTCAGTGAAAAAGCGCAAGGGTGATCTTAAGAAAGCCGCTGATGCAAAAGCTGATGATGTCGAAGATGATGTCAAAACCCCTCAAGGAAAAAACGATGTAGGTATGAAAGAAGCTGTTGAGCGTATGTTTGAAGGATCAGATTTATCTGAAGACTTCAAAATGCAAACTATTGCTATTTTCGAAGCCGCAGTACATGAAAAAGTGTTAGCTGAAACTGCTACACTTGAAGAAAAGTTTGAAAGTGATCTACAGGAACAAGTAAACGTTGCTGTTGATGAGTTGGTAGAAAAAGTTGACGCCTATCTCGACTACGTTGTAGAGGGTTGGATGGATGACAATCAGGTTCAAATCGAAAGCAACATCAAAGTTGAAGTCGCTGAATCACTATTAACTGGCATCAAGGGTCTTGTTGTTGAACACAACATGGAAATCGATGATGAGCAAAAAGATATCGTTGCTGATTTAGAAGGAAAGCTCGAAGAGTCTACTACTAAATATAACGAGATCGTTGAGCAAATGATTGAAGTTCGTGAAGCTAAGACACAAGCCGACCTTGAAGTTGCCTTCAAAGGAATTTCTGAGGATCTAACTGACACACAAGCAGACAAGTTGCGTGTTCTCTCAGAAGGCGTATCTTATGATACAGTAGAAGACTACAGTAAGAAACTTGTTGCTATTCGTGACAACTACTTTACCGAATCTGCTCCTGTTGTATCTGAAGATGAAACTGATCTTCTTAATGAAGAGATTGCGGATGACGTTAAGCCAGTAATTAGTTCTAATCCGAACGTTGCTGCCTATGCAGATTCTTTAAACCGCTTTGCCAAATAATTATTATATAAATACTACTAAGTAAAATCTCAAAAAAGGAGAACCACAAAATGAGAAATGAAGAACTGATGAACAAGTGGAAGCCCATCCTAGAGCATACTGCTCTACCGGGTATCCAAGACTCTCACAGAAGTGCTGTTACAGCAACTCTATTGGAGAACACTGAAACAGCTATGATTGAAGAAGGTGGATATGCACCTACATCATTGCTTGAAGCCGCACCTGCTAACTCTAGTGCTGATATGGCTAAATATGATCCCGTACTGATCTCTCTAGTACGCCGTGCAATGCCTAACTTGGTTGCATATGACATTGCTGGCGTTCAGCCAATGACTGGTCCTACTGGACTTATCTTCGCAATGCGTACTAAGTACGAAGACACTGGCGGTAAGCCAGAAGCTTTCTACACCGAATCCGATTCAGATTATTCTGGTACTGGAACTCATGCTAACGCATTGGGTGCTGGCTCAGAAACAACTGGTTCTGGTTTTGCTACTGCTGATGCAGAAGCTCTTGGTGATGGTTCGGCTGCTGAGTTCGCTCAAATGTCTTTCGCTATCGAGAAAGTATCTGTAACAGCTAAGTCACGTGCTTTGAAAGCAGAGTACACAACTGAACTTGCTCAAGACCTTAAAGCTATCCATGGTTTGGATGCTGAGACTGAGTTAGCTAACATGTTGTCTGCTGAATTGCTTGCTGAAATTAACCGTGAAGTAATTCGTACGGTTTATGTAACAAGTAAAGCTGGATCACAGACTGGTACTGCTACTGCTGGTACATTCAACTTAGACGTTGATGCTAACGGCCGTTGGAGCGTAGAGAAGTTTAAAGGTCTCATGTTCCAAATCGAAAAAGAAGCTAACCAAATTGCTAAAGACACCCGTCGAGGCAAAGGTAACTTGATCGTATGTTCATCTGATGTTGCATCTGCACTTCAAATGGCAGGCGTTCTTGACTATGCTCCTGCTTTGAATAGCAACAACTTGAGCCCAGATGACACAGGCAACACGTTTGCTGGTGTTCTGAACGGTCGCTTCAAAGTGTATATCGATCCATACGCCGGTGCTAACTACATGGTAGTTGGTTATAAAGGTTCTAGCACATTCGATGCTGGTCTCTTCTATTGCCCATACGTGCCATTACAAATGGTTCGTGCAGTTGGCGAGAATAGCTTCCAATCTAAGCTTGGATTCAAGACTCGTTACGGCATGGTTGCTAACCCATTCGCTGGTGGTGCTACAGTTCGCTCAGGCGCACTTACTGCCAACGATAACGTTTACTACCGTCGTACAGCAGTTACTAACTTGCTATAAAAATAAGATTGGGGTCAACCCAACCTGACTTTAAGAGGCTCTTCGGAGCCTCTTTTTTTTGCTCTTTTTTTTGTATATAAATAATAGAATAAACGTGGGAGAAGAACATGGCTACAAATAACTTTCTATCATCAGTCGAGTTCAAATTCGTAATCAATAGATTGCCGAATGTTGAATTTTACGTACAGCAGGTAAACATTCCTGGAGTTAACTCTGGATACGCAGAAAGAATGACTCCATTTAAGTCGATCTATACACCAGGTGATACGCTAGTCTATGAAGACCTTACACTACAGATTATAGCAGACGAAAATATGCTATCGTTTAAAGAGTCCTTGAGCTGGCTAGAAGCTATTACTAGACCTGAAAGCTTTACAGGATATGCGGCACTTAACTCGCCACAAGTGGCATCATCTTCACGACTCAATCCTGAAGGTTCAGGCGTAACGTCTGATGGTACTTTGATCGTATTAGATAGTAACAAGAATCCGAATATAGAGATAGTCTTTAAAGATATGTTTCCAGTAGCCGTTGGTAGCATACAGCTAAATACTACTGATGCGGATGTTACACCACCAAATTTTGATATAACTTTTAAATACAGTGATTATTCTATAAAGATAATATGATGAGTTGACAATACTAACTACCTGTGATATGATCGCAGAACGATACTTAAATTATGGAGAGATGAATGAAACTAGAGAATATTATTGCAGAATGGGACAAAGATGGTCCAATCAATGCAATCAACATATCGAGCGAAGCCTCGAACACACCAAAACTGCACAATAAGTATTTCAAATTTTATATGGGAGAAGGTCATTTCCTACGTAAGATGAAAGCGGAATACAAAAAGCTAAAGATGCTCAAGATGGAATACTACAAGGGTGACCTAGATGTATCCGAGCTGAAGCAGTATGGCTGGGAACCTCAACCCCTTAAAATTCTGAGACAAGACATACCAACATACATCGAAGCAGACAATGATCTGATCGAGGCTGGGTTGCGTATCGGTGAACAAGAACAAAAAGTGGAATACTTAGAAGCCATCATTAAGATGATAGGTAACAGAGGCTTTCAAATAAAGAGCATTATAGACTGGGAGAGATTTAGAGTTGGTGGCTAATGGATAATGTATTAATAGAACGAGTAAACGATGTTTACGTTAGAGTAAGCTGTGAACCAGGCATTAAGATGGAGCTATCTGGACACTTCGAGTTTGAAGTACCAGGTGCTAAGTTCATACCTTCTGTACGTAACAAAGTTTGGGATGGCAAGATAAGATTGTTTAATGCTATGACGGGCATGATATATGCTGGTCTCGTTCCACGTATTCTAAAGTTCTGTAACATGCGAGATTATCCTGTAGAGGTTAGCCCTGGTACGTATGAGATAAATGATGTGCCCGATGACTCAGGAATGCAGTTAGCTAAAGAGTTTGAATCGACTTTTGTGCCTAGAGAGTACCAGAACGAAGCTGTAGTACACGCACTTAAACGAGATAGGGCGTTGATGCTGTCACCAACCGCATCTGGTAAATCCTTTATCATCTACATGTTAACACGTTTTCATATGGCACAGGGTAGAAAGACTATCATTGTCGTACCTACGACATCACTTGTAGAGCAAATGGCTTCTGATTTCATCGAATATAATAACGGTAATCCATTAGATATACATAAGATCAGAGGCGGCATTGATAAGAACGTTGACGCTGAGATCACTATCACAACATGGCAATCTATTTACAAGTTAA